TCGCAAAGGGTTTGATCAACCTTGGCACTTAGACAATAGATTTAGTATGTGGGCAGGTTCTATAAACTTAGCAGACAACGAAACTAAAACAGCATTTTCTAAAACTAATCACGACTGGGAAGATAAAGGCCAAGATTCATCACGTAAATTTTACGAAGCATCTAATAAAAAATGGACTGGTACATTTTGGCTTAATACAGAAAGTAACTGGCACAGTGTTCCATTAGTAACATCTGATAGAAAGGCTATAGTTTGTAATCAAACTTTATCACTATAGAAGATTATGTTTTTTCTTCTATAGTGATATCCTCTTCTACTTCTTCAACAGTATCTTCTACCACTTCTTCAACAGTATCTTCTACTTCTTCTTCAACAGTATCTTCTACCACTTCTTCACCATTTGCTCTTGCTAACGCTTTTATAGCTTCTTGTACTTCCCAAGGCTCTCTTTCTACTTTTGTAATAATTTCGCCATTGTTTTCGGCAGTCAAATTTTCAATTTGTTTTACAACTGTTTCGGCATCTAAATCGTAGATAACTTCTTGGAACCAAATAGGATTTAATGCAAAAAATATTCCAGGATGTGCGTTTGCAAATCCCCGCATAATATGTACATTTGTACTTTTTACGTTTGCATAGCCTGCATATTTCCAAAGTTCTTTTTCTTTACCGTCTATAAGACCAGTAATCATCCATCCAATTTTTGTATCTTCTGTAATACAGTTTGACAAGTTTTGAATAATAAAATATGTAGACATGCAATTAATCCAATTTTGCATATGCCATTGATCTATAGGATACTCACTACCGGGTGCATAACTTTGTTCGTTAGGACCGCCTCCTGAATTGTGGTTAAAGAATATTATGTCAAATGTTTTATCGTTAATTTTAAAAAGTATTTCACGTAAAACATCTTCGTTCATTCCAAACCAGTCAATGTGGTGTGTTGTTACATTATCGTGTGTAAAATAACTGCCTGTTATAAGATCTACATGATAGGTTTCTGAAAGTTTTTTTGTAAACTCAGCGCCCCATTTTGAGCCGCCACCTAGTATAAGTGCGTTTTTCATTAGTCTTTTTTCCTTTTTGCTACTGTAAATTGGTTATTAGTATACGGCCATTCTAAAATTAGATTATGAGCTTTAACTATCTCTTCAACTTCTTTTAAAATATGTTCAAAATGCACGTCATCTATAAAAGTAATACAATCTTGATTATGTTTATATATGTATTCTAAATCATTTCTTACACCTTTTATGGTATGATCGCCATCTACAATAATTGCATCAAACTTTTTAATATCTATTGTTTGAATAGTAGCTGTTGTGATATCTAAGTTTGTAAGTTGATTTGCATAAAACTCTTGGATAGGTAACAAATCTTTTGGCTTTAACCTGTATCCATTATAGTATCTTGCAAGTATTTTTTTTACATTAGAATTTCTACCTTTATCGAAATATTCATCAAAATTGTTTATGTCAATACTGAGAACATTTGTTTCCGGCAAGTTTTTTGCAAGTGTATAAGCACTGCCGCCTGCAAACGATCCTACTTCTAATAAATTTTTTATTTTTTCCTTTTTACAAAAGTCGATGATAGCATCGCATTTATCTTGCATTAAAGTTAAAGGATTATCTAGTAGTAATGATTGCAATAACTGATTCATAAAATTATTTATTCTATGCGCACTTAATGATATAAATAATTGACAAAACTGTAAAAGGTGCTATAATTATATAATGTACGATATCGTCTATATTTCATATCAAGAACCAAATGCAGATGAAAATTACGAAGCACTAAAATCTCGATTCCCTATGGCAAAACGAGTACACGGTGTTAAAGGTATTCATCAAGCACATATAAAGGCAGCTAAAAAATGTTTTACAAAAATGTTTTGGATAGTAGATGCTGATGCTTTAATTAAAGATGATTTTAATTTTGATTATGTAGTTCCTGATCATCAATTAGAACATGTGCATGTTTGGCGCAGCCAAAATCCTATCAATGACTTAGTTTATGGCTATGGTGGTGTAAAATTATTCCCACGTAAACTTACAATTAATATGGACACTAGCAAGCCTGACATGACTACTAGTATTAGTAGATATTTTAATCCTATGGCGGAAATATCAAACACTACAGCATTTAATACTGATCCCTTTAATACTTGGAAAAGCGCATTTAGAGAGTGTGCAAAATTAAGCAGCAAAATAATTGACAGACAAAACAATGAAGAAACAGAACAAAGACTTGAAACATGGTGTACAGTTGGAGAAGACAGACCTTACGGTTCCTATGCTCTTGCCGGTGCTAGGGCTGGTCGTGAGTTTGGTATTTCTAATAGCAATGATATTAAGTTGATAAATGACTTTGATTGGTTGAATGAACAATTTTCAAAACATACCATTTAACAATATAAAAAAGTTTGGACAAAAAACTTTATTAGATACTAATTTATTTACAGTGTCTTGGATTCTTGCGAGATTTTGTAATTATAACTGTAGTTACTGCTGGCCTTATGCTAGATCTAGTAATCCTGATCATCAATCACTAGAAACATACAAAAACACACTAACTGAAATAAAACGTCAAGCAAGAACTAATGGGTTTACAGACTTTCACTTTAGTTTTAGTGGAGGTGAACCTACCGCGTATAAGTACTTTGGGGAGCTCATAGAGCATTACTGTAGTGATACAGCACCCGAGTATCAAAGTATACATATGACCACAAACCTATCACCAGGAAGCAAATGGTGGAATAGATGGTTAGACAGCACTAAGACTCTGCAACGTAGAAGCATAACAGCAAGTTATCACGCAGAGTTTGCTAACGAGCAAGAGTTTGGAGACAAATGCTTGCAATTAATGAAAGGAGGAACCTTTGTTACAATCAATCAAGTTATGGTTCCAGAAATGTTTGAAGAACTTTACGAACGTTGTGAACGGTTTGCCGCCAGAGGTATTAACGTCACTCTCAAACCCCAGTCCGATCCTACCGCCAGTTTTGTCGTACATGGATACACAGAAGAACAAAAAAACAAAATGCAAACAGGATTCCCTCAAAGAATCCCAGACGAATACAAAAAATTAATTCCTTTATACCAAATTGAACTTGAAGATAATAAGGGAGAAAAATATTATCTAGATCAAGCAGAACGTTTTAATGCATTTGGATTTAATAAATTTGAAGGCTGGAACTGCAATGCAGGATATCAAGGAATAGTTATTCGTGAAAACGAAGTAAAGCGTAGTTATAGCTGTTGTGACAAACCAATCGGAACGTTAACAGACGGCTTTAAAATATTTGATAATCCTCGTAAATGTATAACACCTACTTGTGTTAGTTCAGCGGATTCAAAATTGCCCAAGGTAAAATATGAAAGTTGAATTAGAAGACGTATTATTTTGGATGGATGCAATTCGCAATAGCGAAGATCGTTATCGAACACTTGAAAGTTTTTGGAAGGGACAAGTTCGTAGTAAGATCTGGCTTGTTGAAGAACTTGAAAAAACTTTGTCTAAATACCATAAAGAAAAAACAATAGCAATATATGGTGGATGGAATGGTGTACTATCTAGTATACTTTTCAACAGCAATATATCTATAAAACATATAACGTCTGTTGATATTGATCCTATTTGTGAAGAAATTGCAAGCACAGTAAATAAACGTCAAGAAATAGATGGCAAATTTAAAGCCGTTACTGCTGATATGGTAGATTATACAGTGCCTGCAAATATTGTTATTAATACAAGTTGCGAACATATTACACAAGAACAGTATGAAAAGTGGTTAGACAATCAACCAGATGATGCACTATTTGTAATGCAAAGCAATAATTACTTTGAGCTAGAAGAACATATTCGGTGTTCAACAGACATAGACGATTTTATGCGTATGAGTAAGATAAAACCTTATTGGCGAGGCAATTTTGTAACACCAAAGTATACACGTTATATGATAATCGGAAAAAAGAAAAATGTTTAAATTTGAAGATTTAAAAAGTGTACATTTAGAAATTACAAACCGTTGCCAAGCAAGCTGTCCTATGTGCAGTAGAAACGTTCATGGTGGTTTAGAAAATCCTCTTATTAAAAATCAAGACTGGACAGTAGAAGATTTCAAATATATTTTAAATGACGAAGTTTTACAGCAAATAGAAGGATTTTATTTTTGCGGAAATTTTGGCGATCCTATTATTAATAATGATTTAATAGATATGGTGTCTTATTCAGCAAAAGTAAATCCAAAGTTATATATCCGGATACATACTAACGGCGGCGCAAGAAATAAAGATTGGTGGACTAGACTGGCTCAAGCAATGCCAGTCGGACACAATGTAATTTTTGCTATTGACGGTTTAGAAGATACACATTCATTATATCGCATAGGAACAGACTTTAATAAAGTTTTAGATAATGCTAAGGCATTTATACAAGCAGGCGGAACAGCCGAATGGGCATTTATTAAATTTAAACACAACGAACATCAATTGCAAGCAGCAGAAGCTCTGGCAAAAACACACGGCTTTGCTAGATTTACTTATAAAGATAGTGCAAGGTTTGTTGCCACTGAAAAATTTGAAGTACTTGACAAGTATGGAGAAGTATCGTACTATTTAGAACCACCTACAGGAAGTAAAATTAACTTAATTACACAAGAAGTTATTGATAACTATCAAGACATTGTTGACGCAAGTGAAATAAATTGTTATGTTGTACAAACAAAAGAAGTTTATATAGACGCATACAAAAAAGTTATGCCTTGTTGTTTTTTGTCAAGTATACCTTATAACTATACAAAAAATGATAATATTGTAAAGTATATTAGACAAAAAATGCACTCACAATATCAAGATTTAATAAATGATTTAGGCAATACTAATGCACTAGAAAAGTCTATTAAAAATATAGTAGACTCGCAACCGTGGCAAACTGTATGGAACAAGTATTGGAATGAAAAAAAATTAATTACTTGCGCAAGAACTTGTGGGGTTAATAAACTTAGTAAACCCAAAGATCAGTTTATTGAAAAGGTAGAATTATGATACATTTTAATCCAAATTGGAAAAATATTGGTATAAGTGTTAGCGGCGGAGCCGATAGTGCTTTGTTAGCGTACCTTGTTTGCTCACAAGTTAAAGATACAAGAGTGCATATACTAAGTCATGTGCGTATGTGGAAAACAAGACCATGGCAACGTTACGATAGTATTAACGTTTTTAACTGGTTACAAAAACGGTTCTCACATATTGAATTTATTCGTCACGAAAATTTTATTCCGCCTGATTTAGAATACGGTGATAAGGGTGCTTATATTGAAGATGAATATGGACAAGTGCGCAGTGGCGATCAGATTATAGTACGGTCTCATGCAGAATGGGTTGCTGTAACAGAAAACTTAGAAGCATGGTATGCAGGTAAAACTAAGAATCCAAGTGATCCTACAATTACAAAAGGTATGCCTGATAGAGACATCACTGAAGAAGATCCTAACGAATTAGTAAAAGAATTTATGGGTGTTACAGTTTGTCATCCTTTTTTGTATACAGAAAAAGATTGGATTATTGCGCAATATGTTGAACATGATATTTTAGACTTGTTAAATATAACACGTAGTTGCGAAGGCGATTTTAAAGATTTAGATTATACAAATTATAAGCCCGGACAAGAAGTACCAGAGTGCGGAGAGTGCTTTTGGTGCCAAGAACGTAACTGGGCAAAGGAAAAGAACAATGTCTGATTTAGACAAGTACAAAGCAGAAATAGAAAAAGTCTCTGGAACCCCTACGTTTTGCATTTTACCTTGGATACACTTTGCTACAAGACCGAACGGTGATATGCGACTGTGCTGTTCGGCAAATGCAAGCGGCGCAGGCAACGATCACGAAGTAGGACTTGTTAAAATGGAACACGGCAAGCCAGCAAACTTTGGTCGTGAAACACCTATGGAAGCGTGGAATAACGATTATATGAAAAGTGTACGTACAACTATGCTTAACGGAGAAATACCTGCAAGTTGTCGTAAATGTTTTGAAGAAGAAAAAGTAGGTGTAGTTAGCAAACGTATATGGGAAACAGGCACATGGCACAGGGATGGTGTAGATATTCCAGAGCTTATACGTCAAACAAAAGAAGACGGAACAGTACCAGAAGAATTAGTATACTTAGATTTACGACTAGGACACACCTGTAACATCAAGTGTGTAATGTGCTCACCACATGATAGTTCTAAGTGGGTTGCTGATTGGAAAAAACTTGAACCAAAATTAGAAGATCCTGATGTTAAGCGTCAAATGCGTTGGGACCGCAAAGAGTTTAATAACAAGTGGCACGAAAAAGATACATTTTGGGAAGAAATGTATAGACAAATTCCTAATCTAAAACAGGTATATTTTGCAGGCGGCGAGCCTTTAATGATCAAAGAACACAAAATGTTTATTGAAGAAATATTGCGTCAAGGATATCAAGATAAAATACTTCTAAGATACAATTCAAACGGATTGCTTGTAGATGAAGATTTAATTGAAATGTGGAGTAAGTTTAAGAAAGTTAAGTTTGCTATTAGTATGGATGCAAGTCACGAGCGAGACGAGTACATACGCTTCCCTACTGACTTCGAAACTGTAGAACGTACTTTACATATGCTTGACAATACTCCAGATAACATACAAACAAGTTTAGCAACAGCAATACAAATATTTAATGTTAAACACTTGCCTGATTTTATGAAGTGGAAAGTAGAAAGCGGATTTAAAAAACTAAACAATGGCACAGTACCGGGCGGCGTACAAATGGGCGGCGGTTTAGTCAATATGCACTTGTTATACATTCCTACATTTTTAAGTATACAAATTCTACCTAAAGAAGACAAGCAAGAAGTTGAAGAACGCTTTATGGACTTTAAAGATTGGCTATGGAAAAACTAT